ATCGTTTTGTAATGTTCGTAGCGGCAACAGTCTTGTTCGTTTTAGGAACACGATATCTAACTGTAGGATATGGTCTAAAGAAAAAAGCCATTGTTTATCCTATTTGACCAAAGGTTGAACCAGTTGGTAGATTGCTCGTTAGAGCCCCAGTTGTTGTGCTAGTAGTTCCGCCTGCTACAGGAGTAGAAATCATCATGGGTGGATTAAGCGAGTCTTTCGTAACAATTTCTGTTTCTTTGAACGAAAGCGTCAATTCTACTTCAGCTGGCGCAGGAATGCCACTGCCGTCTGCGTTTCTAATGTATGCAGGATATCCTTGTCCGTGATAATTCACACGAATATCTGTACATACCGACGGACGAATCTCGAATAGATATTGCGGATAGTGAAACTTGATCTTAAAGAACTCAGGATATTTAAAAAACAATCCGCCAGAAATATATTCTGGATGAGAATGAAAAGTAAAGAATTGAACTATTGATTGAATTATGTCAGACTCGTATCTGTTCTTAGGAGAAAGTTTCCATGAGAAACTATGATCGCGAAAGTTAACGCCTGTAAACAATAGAATCTTGTGTGGATTAACAGCAAGACCTCCTGTTACTTTTAGAAAAGCGTCAAATGCATCTCCAGCCCCTACAGCCCCCGCAACTCTTTGCGCCGCTCCTACAGCTGTTCCAGCAACACCTCCGGCAAACGCAGAAGCCATTGTAGAACCCGAAAGAGCGCCTTGTCCGAGTTCATTGTTTCCGTAAATAGCTCTATCGAATGGTTTTAACGCCTGACCAGCCGCAGGACCAAGTTCTTTCGAAGTATATTCTGGATTGTAGTCTGTAGAAACATTAGACGGCATTGGAAGAAACGCCATTCCACCGCCAGTCGTAAACTTTCCACTCAGATTACCTAATCCAAGTGAGGAAATAATATCTGCTCCTCTACCTTGCGTTTGAATCGCTTCAAATGAAATCCAGTGATCGTTAGTTTCTAAATCATCAGGAAATGTTAGACGAGCATTATTGAAAGGGTTTGATCCTACAAGATTACCACCAGCAAGCCCAGCGAATGCAACGCCAGCCCCAGCTAGAGCTGCATATCCAGCGACTCTAGACAGAGTGCTCATTGAAGCCCTTCTTGCGGCTAGACTAGCTAATACTGGTAGAACCATTTGTGACTCCTTTTTCTGATTGCTATTTATACTGCTACATATAAGGCATGAATACTTACAAAGGACGATTCCAACCTAAGAATCCGCAAAAATATAAAGGCGATCCCACGAAGATAATATATCGCTCCTCGTGGGAACAAAGATTTATGAAGTTGTTGGATACAAATGATAATGTTATTCAGTGGGCATCGGAAGAGCTGTTTATTCCGTATAGATCACCGCTCGACGGTAAGTGGCATCGTTATTTCCCAGACTTTATTATTCGTATGCGCGATAAAGAAGGTAAGATAACAGTTAAGATGATTGAGATCAAACCGCGTTCGCAAGCAGTTCCACCAACTCCTAAAACTAACGGCTCAAAACCAACTAAGAAGTATCTGCGTGAAGTCGCAACATATGGAATAAATATGGCTAAGTGGAACGCAGCTAAAGAATACTGCGACAATCGCAACTGGCAGTTCGTAGTGCTTACGGAAAAAGAATTAGGAATCTAGCGTGGTAGCATACGTATTCGACACAATACTAAGACGCGGTCAAACTGCTGGATATTCGCCTTCTGTAAAGCGCGATTCAAGAAACTGGTTCCGTCAGCAGGCTAGATCAATGACGGCTGCTAATCCTAGTCGTATGATTCGTAGTCAGACGTCTAGACTAACTGATAAGCCACTTATTGGACGAATGTATCTTTTTGAATACGATCCGAAGAATAAAGGCAAATTACCGTACTATGATAGATATCCGCTCGTTTTTCCAATCGGTTCAGGACGCACTTCTGGTTTCGCTGCTTCGGGAGGATCTTTCTTGGGAATTAACCTCCATTATCTACCGCCACCTTTACGAGCGAGATTGATGGACGCGTTGTACGAAGTGGCCAGTACGAAAGAGCTTGACGATACTACTCGGCTCAAACTTTCATACAACATACTTAATCAAGCGTCAAGATATCGTTTCTTTAAACCTTGTATCAAGAGATATCTCGTTTCGCAAGTAAAAACAAAATTCTTTTACATTGAGCCAACTGAATGGGAAATGGCGTTATTCTTACCGCTGGATAGATTCGTAGGAGCTAACAAGTCTCGAATCTACGCGGATAGTCGTAGCAGGATCTAACAATGCCATTCAACGTAGAAGACTTTTCGTCTAACATTACAAAATCTGGTATAGCGTACACTTCTCACTTTGAAGGGCTTATTCTTGGAGGTCCTGGGTCGTATAGCAGAACTGGAGCTGTGTCTAACATTCTAAACTCATTTGGTTTAGATCAAGGTATGCGTTTTCGTATTGAGTCACTGAATATGCCTGGACGCACATTGCAGACATTAGATCAACAATATCACGGTCCCGTGCGCGCGATCCCGTATCGTTTTCAGCAACAACCCGTAACAATGACGATTATCTTATCGAAGGACATGCGCGAGCGCGAAATCTTTATGCGTTGGCAAGATTTCTTCGTAGGACACTATCGCACCAATTATGATCGTTCTGTTGCGCGCGGACCATTTGACACCAAGTATTATCAGGACGGAATAGGAACAGTAAAAATCGTACAGTATTCTTATCCTGTAAAAAATGTTTCTGATGAAAGTGGGACGTCTACAGAAGGATATAAAGCACACAATGAAATCATTTTAGAAGAAGCATATCCTATTTCTGTAAATGATATACAACTAGCATGGGGTGATGAAGGTTATGGAAAACTACAAGTAGAAATAAGATATCATCACACAAAAGAACTTAATAATACATTTCCTAATCGTAGTTTCTTTGATAGGGATAGAAATAGCAGAACACGTATGTGAGAGGTGAATTATGGCATTACCAAAGATTGCAACACCGCGATTTGGCTTAGAACTACCTTCGTCTGGAAAACGAATTTCGTTTAGACCATTCTTGGTGAAAGAAGAAAAAGCATTACTTATGGCTGCACAATCTGAAGACTCGTTGTCAATGATTGATGCGGTTAAAGATGTTATAGCGGCTTGTAGCGAAGATCTTGATGTGAACAAGCTTCCGTATTTTGATCTGGAGTATTTGTTTCTCAATATCCGAGCAAAATCTGTTGGAGAAGTTATTAAACTAGAATATAGACATTCTGCTGGAGTAAACTATAAGGGAGAACCTTGCGAAGCAGTTACTCCTATAGAAATTAATCTAGAAAATGTGAAAGTAGAAAAAACTGAAGGGCATACAAACAAGATTCAGATTGACGATAAACTTGGCGTTGAGATGAGATATCCAAGTATCAATGACGTTAAGTTGATTTCTGAAGGTAAAGATGAACTTGAGATGTTAGCCAAATGTATTATCAGCGTTTATGACGAAGAAAATGTGTATGAGCCTGATAATGTACAGGATGCAGTGCAGTTCTTAGAATCGCTGAACAATTCTCAGTTTTCTAAGATCATGCAGTTCATCAACACTATGCCAAAGCTGCGACATACATTTACATATAAATGCAAAGGTTGTGGACAAGAAGATACTGTTACATTAGAAGGAATGTCTGATTTTTTTTAATAGTCCTCTCTCATAACACGTTGGCGAATTATTATCAGACCAACTTTTCGTTGATGCAGTATCATAAGTACTCGCTGAGTGACATAGATGGGATGATTCCGTGGGAGAGGGATATCTACGTCAAAATGCTTGTTGAGTATCTAGAAAAACTAAAAGAAGAACAAGAAAAAGCAAGGCGATAAATGGCAGAGAAAGAAAGCGGAGAAGACATTCTCCGCGCTATTCTAGAAAAGGGAAGCGACAAAGCTAAGAGGGACGCAGCTGATGTTTTGTCCTCTCTAGACTCTGCGCCTGTAGAAGCTAAAACTAAGAGAAAGAAAGCTCTTGGCGATCTTGTAGGTAAAATTGGTAAATCGACATATTTCAAAAAGACTGACGGAACTATAGTAGACGATGCCGGCAAACCTGTAAGCGATCGTTTGCAAGAAGCATTTCATAACAATGCAGATGTTAAAACTGGTATGCCTAAAGCTCCAACGAAAGTTGGCGTACAGAAAAACAAACAATTCGAGAATACCTTACAGAAGACGATCCTTAATGCAAAGAAAGTCGCCGATACTTCTGAACTGATCTATAACAGAATGCCAGCTGTAACAGATCAGCTGGCATCTATTGCAAACGTTCTATATGAACAAAATCAAAATACGATTCGTAATCTCATAAGAAAGAACGAAGAATTTCGCGATTCGGTTATCGAACAGTTAACTGGTGTAAAGGGTCCTACGAAAGCTGGTGGTGCTGTATCTCGCCCTAGAAAACCATCGGTAGTTCCAGCTGTTTCTGGTTCAAAGGTTGCAAAAGCTGCAGAAACACAAACTAGAATTGCGAAGGCTACTGCGTTCAGAGAATCGCGCCCCGCAGAAGTTCAAGCTCGCGCAGCAAGAATAGGAAGAATCAGAGCTAGAAGAAACGCAGGTATGGGTGCAGCTGCTGCTGTTGGTGGAGCAGCTATTGGCGCTGGAGCAATCATAGCAGCTACAACAATGGGAGGTGGCGCTCCGTCAGCTCCTCCCACAACTGGAGGAGGAGGTCCAGCTGCACCAGGACCAACAGGAACACAACCATCTGCAGGAGCACAAAGATCAAGTACACCAGGAATGGTGACTCTAACTACTCCTATTTCAAAAAGACAATATGTTGTTGCAGAACAATATGCAAACAATTTCAAAGGATTTGTTGACGAGCTAGAAAATAGCGGATATCAAATCAAAAGTATAGGTGGATATGCTAATCGCAATATCGCAGGAACAGGACAAAAGAGTTTCCATGCTCTAGGCGTTTCTATTGATATCAATCCAAGCTCCAATCCTCATTTGTTTGACGGTCGAACGGTAACAGATATGCCGTCGAATGTTTCTGCGATGGCACGCAAGTATGGTCTTGGTTGGGGTGGCGACTGGCGTTCGTCAAAAGATACGATGCACTTTTCGATGGCTGAACAAGAAGGTGGTTCAGTACGAATTGATCGCAGTGGTGTAGCTCCCCTTCCTGGCGCACCAGAAACTCCTGGAACGACTGCAATGGCTGCGGCTGGTGCGGGTGCTGCTGTTGCTCCAGCGGGTGTAGCAGGAGGTGCGCCGTCGCTCCCTCAAACTCAAGCTCCTCCTGCTGGTGCTCCTACAGCAGCAGCACCACTTCCTCCTATTCCAGGTGCGCCACCAACTGTAAAAGATATCGCGCAGTATATCGTGAGCAAAGCGCAGTCAATGGGTGTAGATCCCAATCTCGCTCTTGGCATCGCAGCTTACGAAGGATTGAACGCAAATACAATCGGTTCGCCGACGTTTGGTAACAAAGACGCAAAGGGATATTCGTTCGGTCCTTATCAATTATACTCAGGATCGCCAGATCCTACTAGAATTGCGCCTGGTGGTATGGCTGCGGAGTTTATGCAGAAATACGGCGAACCACCATCTGCATCTAACTGGCATAAACAAGTTGACTTTTCTTTAGAGCTTATGAAACGTCGCGGACCTGCTGGATTAGAACGCGGTCCTTGGTACGCAGTAAGAGATAGAGGTGGTGTTGCTAATATCACAAGACTTGGTGCAGCTTATGCAGCGCAACAAGGTGTAGTTCCAGGTGAATTAGCTCCTGTAGGTGCAACGCCAAGCGCAGAAGTTGCGATGCCTGGCGCTCCAACTACTGCTCCATCACTGCCGCAAACTCAAGGAGCACCTGCTGGAACACCAAGTCCTGCACCAACAGGTCCTGCTGCGGGAACAGGAGGAGTTGGTTCTCTTGCTGGTCCAGGCGGACAGGAAAACGTCGCAGGATCTCC